CATAGGCATAGGTATAGTGAGTTACTCTAGATGTTCTAGGAATGCTAGGTGGTATCTTGAGTAGTAAAGCTAAATAGCTAACCACTTCTGGAGTGCGAACTTGTGTCTCATTTTGACTCACATTTGACCTGAGACTCAGACAAGCAAAACCTCCACACCCATTATCGTAGGGAAACGCTGGTTAGTACAACCAAGAAATTACCAACTTTCACATGGATGCGCTGGATTTAACGCCTCCAGAAGGCGTGCATTTCAATGACTTAGAAACACAAAGATTGATCTTGGCCGAAGACAGTTTTCAACATGTCAATTCGGTTAAGATACTTTGGCGACCATCCGTACTCTTCGTACATAGTGATGAAACGCGGAATCCATTGGTTCCAAACATCATCATCATGAAAACAGAGTTCTCTGGTCATAGTGTCGACATTCATCAACGCCTGAAGAATGTTCGCTCCGCCTTTCTTTCCATCTCTTGTGGTCCAGAGACCAATATCAATCAAAGATGACAATTCAAGGCACATCAACCACTTTCCAAGAACAGGCTCAAATCGTGGTCTCCTCTTCAAAAAGGTGATGTTTTCGACAGACCTCATGTCATCATTGATTCCATCTTTCGCGTCATTTGTGTAGACATGCCCAAAATCGGCATATCCATCCTGCATGACTTTCTCTGAGACAAACTGTTTCCAGGCCGGTGACACTGTGATCCAGTTATCATCGCCCAAGTAATTTGCCTTGATGTTCTTGGCATATTGTTCATGCCAATCCCCACCAGGAAAGCCACACTCCTTCCAGATGGAATAACGAGTGTAAGCAGGGTTCAACAAGGAGTTGTACACAGATGTGTGTGGATCCCCTGAGCTCAAACTTCCCTCCCACATGTCAATGAGATCACCTCTCGTGTGAAATTGGGTGTGGTATGATTTGGAGAAGGTTTCAGCCATTCTGTAATGGACAGTGTCCATACAGCCCCATGCAACCATGGCGCTGTTGATCTCTTCTCCAATCATTGTAAGACACTCTGGAGTTTGCCGTGCGTCATTCGCACTGAGATCTCCTGCAAGGTGCAAATCCTCATGTGCTGCCATGGAAATGTGCTGCCTAACAACAATATCAGCATCATTGCCTTGCATGTTGTCACCAATGGAGATTCCATTGCGCAGGTGATTCTCTGCCAACCACGCCATGAAATTGCCATAGATCATGCGTGCGACAATTGTCCGCGCTATTGGGCAACTGGAAATGATTCTTCCTTTTCCTTTTGCAACTTTGGCGGCTGGGAGAAGCTCACTCTTAACAATATCAGTGAACATGTCAAGAGGAACCTCACCCTTCAAAAGGTGTTCCAAATTCTTTCCGACAATGTCCATCATCTCCTGACTTCTGGACCCATAATGGAAAGTTCCATCTTCAAAGAAGCCCAGCAAATCCCTTTTTGGAACTGGGTTTCCAAGGTTGTATGGAGCACCAGGTGAAGTTGCCAATGGCATCCCTCTGAAGTATGTGCCATCTTCCCCAACAATTGCCTCAAGATAATTCTTCATGCCCTTCTTTGGGGCATTTGGAGATACATCTCTCAAAAAGCGTAGTGTCTCCTTCACACAAACGCGGAGGCGCTCCAAATCAAGCTGTTTTGGCTTGAAAAGTGGACAATACTTTGCCCTTGCCATATCATATACAGCGGGGTTTTGAATGTCGACAGGAGCCTTGGAAGGTTCTGACGCTGGGTGTTCACTGGGAACAAGAACATCTGCCACGATAGACGTGAAATTATGTGGGGTCGGGGTAGTCCCGATCACGCATTTCTTCCCATCATTTCGAGTTGGTGCCTCATAACCACTCAACTTGTTCCGCATTTGCAGCATCACAAATCTGGAAATAGCACAGAAGTATGTTGCTCCCATGCCATCCTCACCAGATTGAAGAATGCCACAAATCTTCCCTTGAGCTGGACCTGCAGACGCAATGAAACATGCCGAGCCACAATCACCTCCATTAGAGTTCATTTCATGAACACTCCAAAGGAGCGAGCGATAAGCCCCTTCAATGGT